CTTTAAAATGCACAATAAAGTATCTACCTTGCTTGTGCAAAATGTGACATGACTGATATAGCTTACGATCCTTACGAGAAGCCACACCAATACGAGTTAATGTTTCTCTTACTTTCAAAAAGTCATCAGGCTCGTTCAATGTGATTTCCAGCATAGCGGCTGGAGACCAGTCATGAATTTCTTGATTATTATTTTCCACCTTTGAACATCCTCTTTTTCAATTCAATTATTTGTTCATTAGAAAGTAGAGAAAGAACTTGGCGGGCTTTTTCATTACTATAGCCATAATATTCTTTCACTACACTTAAAGCATCCGGATCAGTATTTTTTGCCCATTTACTGAAACGTTTTCGCTTTCTAATGATATTTATAAGAAAATCAAATTGAAGACGAGAGTCTAGGTGATGATACTTATTCATCTCATTTGCATAGAGAATAGTATCTTGAAAATAAGAAAGACCGCGGTTGACCATAAAGGAGTTATATTCGTCCTCGGCAATATCATCAACCATGATGTCTTTTTTAGAATAGTTAATAGAGTTAAGGTAATCAAAGAAGTTCATAATATAAGCACCTTAGTTCAAAGATTAAGTAGTTGTTCTTTTGTAATGTTATTATGATTGATATGTTCTAATTCATTATAAAGAACAGGTACACTTCGATGGCCCTGTTCAACTACAAAACTCTTTGCATCTTTATCTTGTTCAATATTTACTTCTTCAAACGCAATTCCCCAAGTATTAAGTTGATTTTTTAGTTTAACACAATAGGGACAATTATTTTTTGAATACACTGTTAGCATTATTTAAACTCCACATTTGCCATAATTTCTGTCATACAAGCAACCACATTCAATTCATGGTCAGCGACAAAAGCATTTTTATATTGATAGTCAGCCAAGATCAAAACTAGTTGAGGAATTGACTGTGGTACTATATATTCGTTCATAGAATCATATAGCTTACGAAAGATTGCTTGAGGTTCGGTATCAATATTACTAACAACCCATTGACGCATAGTTTTAAAGTCTTTAGCTTTTAGAGCTGACATAAGAGATTTGATATTGGTATCATTCAAATCGACAAGCATTCCAGCATCAATTTTACCAGACACAGAATAACGCTGCATTTCATTTAGAACACGACGCCAATCTGGAAAGTGTTTGGTAATTAATTGAGCAACTGCATCAGGTACAAATTCTACATTTTCTTTTTGTAGAATCTCACTTGCGCGTTTAAAAAATTGGCCAGCCAATTCGGGCTTTTGATCATTTGGAATAGCAAATTCATAAACCGAACAACGAGAATGGAGAGGCTCAATAATACGGTTTTTGAAATTACACGTCAAGATGAATCGACAATTATTCGCAAACTCTTCAATAAAGCCACGAAGGGCTGGCTGAGTTGATTGTGGATTAAGATAATCAGCTTCATCAAGGATGACTACCTTATATCCACCATGAAGTGAAACAGTGGAGGCAAACTGTTTCACTTTATTACGCAAGGTATCGATGTTTCCCTCTTCCGAACCATTAACTAGAATATAATCTAGGTCGAGCTCATTACACAAAGCTCGAGCAATGGTAGTCTTACCAACGCCGGCAGTACCAGTGAAAAGCATATTAGGCAATTCACCAGTAGAAATAATCTGTCGAAATGTTTCCTTGAGGGACAAAGGAAGGATAGCTTGTTCAACAGTGCGAGGACGGTATTTTTCAACCCATAGAAAATCAGACATTCACTTACTCCATGATTTAGTAGATATATTATATAACAATTAGACTGATTTTTACACTATGAAGTGATAGATTCATACAATTCTTCGATTTCCTCACGTTCTTGCTGAAACTGTGCAAAGTTTTGTTTATGAAACATTGTTGCTAGTTTATTCAAATATTTCTTTTCAATATCAACTTTATCAGACAAATCTTCAATAATATTTTTTTGAAGATCTTTTTCTGCTTCTACACGAACTGCAGAATTTGACCATTCCTTTAAAGCGTTTACAATGGTTTCACGTTGGGTTGGGTTATTCACTACCATCTTCAGAAGATTCTCCATCTTGAGGTTGTTGTGATTTTGCTTCTTCTTGAGCTGCTCGTACAAAGGTTGAGAATTTGTCATAAACTTGTCCTACAAAAGATAATTCATTTGCTTTAAATACACCGCGTTCAGTTGCTGTATTAATTACTCGCAGTGCATTCATTAGATCTTCTACACCAAGACCGATTTCTGGTTGTTCACTCATATTAGCCTCCAAAGGTTGAGTTTTTTTCAAGAGCTACCCAGTATTCAATTTGAGTATTCTTTGCTTTAAAGTTTGAAATTAATTTGCTGGAAATTGATACGTCATAATCATCATTGACAAATTTGAAATTACCAATGTTGAAAACAAAATTACATGTTGATCCAGCACCAACAGATTCATCCAGATCAATTTCATAAGAGTTAGATGTAGAGTCCTTGGTGTCAGTTACTACAAGTTGTGGTGTAGTTCCAGGTTCGCATTTAATAACACAATCTGTAACTCCGAGTGCACTAGCAGCTCTACGTAAATTTGACATGTCTTCACCAGTAAGAGTAAATGTTACATCACACGGAGGCATTTGAACATCTTTACTTGGTGTAGTCAAAATAGAAGGCTCAGAAAAGAAGTACTTTACAGCACGCTTGCCTTCAGTTACACGAACGGATTTGAATTCATTATCAAACATAAGATCTGGATCATCAAACATATTAACAACACCGAGAAATTCATTCAAATCGTAAATACCAATTTGAGCTGGAATATCTTCAGCAATAGTAGCTGATGACATAATAGTTTTTGATTCAGACATTGTTTTTACAACACTGCCTGGATTCAACACAACATTTGAATTGATACCAGCAAAGTTTTTTAATGTTGAAAGGGTTTCATCACTTAGTTTCATTTTTTATTTCCCATATGTTTTTTAGATACACGATCCCACTCTTCTGGAGTAGCATCATCAATTGAGTTTCCATAAGTCAATGTAGTCACACTATCAAGATCTACAGTAACGCTATCTATATTATTATAACCTATATTATCAACATTGTACATACCTGAAAGTGAAATATTATCACTATTTGTCAAATCAATTGTTAGATCATCAGGAATATCTAATGTTTGCTCTTTTGCAGTTTCAGTATCATGGATGTATAATTGGATAAGAGCATAATGAAGAACCTTCATCAGATCTTTTCGAGCATCTTCACGAGAGCCTTTTTTACCATATCGGTTTGAATACTTATCGACGTTGCCCATACAAAAACCAGTACCATGACCACGTTCAATAATTACTTCAGTAGATTGAAATTTATTAGTGGCATAATGACCCTTATATGTAGAGTCAATATACGACTGAAATTCTTCAATCAAATTACGTTCGTTAAATTTATAATCAATCATTTATAGCATCCAGTAAAATTTCATCTAAAGAAACATCTGTTCCAAGTGTTTCTTCAATAGTGGGTTGAACATCAACCTTCGTATATAAATCAATGAAGGCCTCTTTAGTATCTTCGTCAAAACGATTTACACAAAGTTCAATTGCTTTTTGACGATCATTGAAGATTGAAAAGCTTTGAACAATATGGCAAAGACGCCGTGTAGAAACAATTTCATCTACACCACCATCTTCAAAAGTTTTGCGAATTGTTTCACTCCATACAGTAAGCAACTCTGCAAATTCTTTATCAACACAACTATATTTTTCCATGTGCTTCATAACAATTTTGCGTTCAATTGCAGCTGAAGGATAAGGTTGCTCGAGGGTAATTGTAAAGCGCTCAAGGAAGGCTTCATCGATAATAGTCGCAGCAATAAAGCGACCGTCATCTGAGCCTTTACCTTTGGTGTTCGCTGTAGCAATCACATTAAACCCGTTTGAAGGAGAAACGACCTCACCAGTTTTCTTGATGAGAACGGGTTTACCCTCGAGCACTCCTTGTAGACACATGATCTTATTTGATCCACGATCGATTTCATCGATGAGGAGAATGGCGCCACGTTCCATTGCTTTGATGACTGGTCCTTTTGCAAAAACTGTTTCACCGTCAACGAGGCGGAATCCACCGATCAGATCATCTTCATCTGTCTCAGGAGTTATTTGAACTCGTACATATTCACGATTAGCTCGAGCACAAGCTTGCTCTGCCATCATGGTTTTACCATTACCGGAAAGACCAGTAATATAAGTTGGATAGAAAATTCGAGATTGGATGATTTTTTCTACATCCTTGAAGTTACCCCAGACAACATATGTATCTTC